CATGAAGAAAGAAGGCTTGATCATTATCAACGGTTGCGGTTACCGCTACCTTATGAAGGTTTATGACGAACCCTCCCGGTATGGAATTGATGGTGGCCGAATCAGCAAACTGACCATAACCCGCCATGGTGAAACGGTATGCAACTATGACCGGGAATGGGATAGAGAGCCGGTGGATGAAGATACCGCCAAGGCCCTGGCAATCCTGCTCTACAGCGAAAACTGATACCCCTTGCCGAGGAAAGGGCCGTGAGGCTCTTTTCTCGTTATTACCAATAATAATTTCATAAATTTATATGTTTTTCAGACCCATTCGTGGGTCTTTTCTTATGCCCATTTTTAGGAGGTGACCGCATATCCGGAAACTGAAAAAGTACAAGCCGACTCGCTTTTTGTCCAAAGGCTCCTACTACGATAAGGATGCTGCCGATTATGCGGTGGCTTTTATTGAGAGCCTTTGTCACACCAAAGGCACCTGGGCAAGAAAGCCCTTTGAACTCATTGACTGGCAGGAACAGATCATCCGGGATATTTTCGGCACTCTGAAATCCAACGGTTATCGGCAGTTCAACACAGCCTATATCGAAATCCCTAAGAAACAGGGCAAATCGGAACTGGCGGCTGCGGTGGCACTGCTTTTGACCTGCGGCGACGGCGAAGAACGCGCGGAGGTATATGGCTGTGCCGCAGATCGCCAGCAGGCATCCATCGTATTCAATGTGGCTGCGGATATGGTTCGGATGTGTCCGGCACTCTCCAAGCGAGTAAAGATACTGGACTCCCAGAAGAGACTCATTTATCAGCCAACAGGCAGTATCTACCAGGTGCTTTCCGCTGATGTCGGCAACAAGCACGGTTTCAACACCCACGGCGTTGTTTTCGATGAGTTACACACCCAGCCAAACCGAAAGCTATTTGATGTTATGACAAAGGGCTCCGGTGATGCCCGTATGCAGCCCCTTTACTTCCTTATCACCACAGCAGGTAATGACACCAAGTCTATTTGCTATGAGATCCACCAGAAAGCAAAAGACATCATTGAAGGCAGAAAAATTGATCACACCTTCTATCCTGTAATCTATGGTGCGGATGAGTCGGATGACTGGACAGATCCCAAGACCTGGAAAAAAGCAAATCCATCACTAGGTATTACGGTAGGCATCGATAAGGTCAAAGATGCCTGTGAGTCCGCAAAGCAGAACCCCGGCGAAGAGAATGCGTTCCGGCAGCTCCGTCTGAATCAGTGGGTAAAACAGGCTGTCCGTTGGATGCCGATGCACCTGTGGGATAAATGCGAGTTTGCTGTCAGCGAAGATGACCTGGAAGGCAGAGTCTGCTACGGTGGTCTTGACCTTTCCTCCACCACGGACATCACAGCCCTGGTGTTGGTGTTCCCACCTACCGATGAGGATGATAAATACATGATTCTCCCATACTTCTGGATTCCGGAGGATAACCTGGATCTGCGTGTCCGCCGGGATCATGTGCCATACGATGTCTGGGAGCGGCAGGGATACCTTCAGACCACCGAAGGCAATGTCGTCCATTATGGCTACATTGAAAAGTTCATTGAGCGGCTGGGTGAACGGTTCAATATCCGGGAAATTGCCTTTGACCGATGGGGCGCTGTTCAGATGGTACAGAATCTGGAAGGCATGGGTTTCACCGTTGTTCCCTTCGGACAGGGCTTCAAGGATATGTCCCCACCCACCAAGGAACTGATGAAGCTGGTTCTGGAGGAACGGATTGCCCATGGTGGTCATCCGGTGCTGCGTTGGATGATGGATAACATCTTCATCCGAACGGACCCCGCTGGCAATATCAAGCCTGACAAAGAAAAATCCACAGAGAAGATTGACGGCGCGGTGGCCACCATCATGGCACTTGACCGGGCAATCCGCTGTGGCAGCGATAATGGTGCTTCGGTCTATGATGACCGAGGCATTTTATTTATCTGATTTTTCCTCTATAACATCCTCGTTGATCAGTTTTCCTGTCTTTTTATAACGAAGGCCATCATCGGTGGCATAAAGTTCTTCACCCAGGAAATATTCCCCGTGATAAAAGTCGGAGACATTCATTTTCAGTGCCTCAATGACCCGGCAGGCCAACTGAAAAGAAGCGGTCATGATATTTCGTTCACCGCTTTCAAAACGCTGATAGCTTTGCAGCCGGATACCGGCGCGTTCAGCTACTTGCTTTTGCGTCAAGCCAAGAATTACTCTGCGCTCAAAAAGGATGCTTTTTGTGTGAGGATGCATAAGGCGATAGCCATCTAAACTTTCAAATTCCATGAAGCGTCCTCCGAAAGTATGAATAATTGATACAAATAATATTACCCCCAACTGGGGGTAATGTCAAGAAAATATGTTATTAAGAAAGGAAGCCTTGTATGGGTATATTTACCGCTCTTTTCAAGTCCAGAGACAAGCCCCAAAACAGTACAGCAGGCAGCGCCTACACCTTTTTTATGGGCGGCACAACCTCCGGCAAAACTGTCACAGAACGATCTGCCATGCAGATGACCGCAGTGTACTCCTGTGTTCGCATTCTGGCAGAAGCAGTGGCAGGACTGCCGTTGCACCTTTACCGGTATAACAGTTCTGGAGGCAAAGAAAAAGCTATCGAACATCCGCTGTACCGGCTGCTGCACGATGAACCAAATCCCGAAATGAGTTCCTTCGTGTTCCGAGAGACCCTCATGACCCATCTGCTCCTTTGGGGTAATGCCTATGCACAGGTGATCCGCAACGGCAAGAATGAAGTCATTGCCCTATATCCGCTTATGCCCAACCGCATGAGTGTGGATCGGGACGATAAAGGTCACCTCTACTATACCTATTACCGTGGCCCGGACGAGGCTATCAAGAGCAAGGAATACGCAGTTACGCTGCAGCCCAGCGATGTGCTACATATTCCCGGCCTTGGTTTTGACGGCCTGGTGGGTTACAGCCCTATCGCCATGGCAAAGAACGCCATCGGCATGGCTATTGCCTGTGAGGAATACGGTGCCAAGTTCTTCGCCAACGGTGCGACCCCCGGCGGCATCCTGGAACACCCCGGCACCATCAAAGACCCTCAGAGAGTCCGGGAAAGCTGGCAGTCTGCCTTTGGCGGCAGTGGCAATTCCAATAAGGTGGCTGTTCTGGAAGAGGGCATGAAATATACACCCATCTCCATTTCTCCGGAACAGGCTCAGTTTCTGGAAACTCGTAAGTTCCAAATTAATGAAATTGCTCGAATTTTCCGAGTGCCACCCCACATGGTCGGTGATCTGGAAAAGTCGAGCTTTTCTAATATTGAACAGCAGTCCCTTGAGTTTGTGAAATACACGCTGGACCCCTGGGTGGTTCGGTGGGAGCAAAGTATCCAGCGAACCCTTTTGTCTTTTGACGAAAAGAACCGGTATTTCGTGAAATTTAATCTGGAGGGTCTGCTACGGGGCGACTATCAGAGCCGTATGAACGGATATGCCATCGGTCGCCAGAACGGTTGGATGTCCGCCAACGACATCCGGGAACTGGAAAATCTGGATCTTATCCCGGACGAGGAAGGCGGCAACCTGTATCTCATCAACGGCAATATGCTCCCCATGCGTGATGCAGGAGCATTCGCCAATACAACCAATGATAACGGGAAGGAGGAAAACCCCAATGAAGAAGTTTTGGAACTGGACGAACCAGGCAGCGACGGAGACGGCTCCGGCAGAACGGATTCTGCATCTGAACGGCACCATCGCCGAGGAAAGCTGGTATGACGATGAAGTGACTCCTCAGCTTTTCAAGGACGAACTCATGTCCGGCACCGGAGATGTGACCGTCTGGATCAACAGCCCTGGCGGTGACTGCGTTGCAGCTGCCCAAATCTACAATATGCTTGTGGAATACCCTGGTAGCGTCACGGTGAAGATCGACGGCATTGCAGCCTCTGCGGCTTCCGTGATCGCCATGGCCGGTGCCAGGGTTTTGATGTCCCCGGTATCCATGCTCATGATCCATAACCCCATGACAGTCGCTTTCGGTGATACCGGTGAAATGCAGAAGGCTATTGAAATGCTGAGTAGTGTCAAGGACTCCATCATCAATGCCTATGAGATTAAGACCGGCTTGTCCCGGACGAAGCTCAGTCATCTCATGGATGCGGAAACCTGGATGGATGCCAACAAGGCCATCGAACTGGGCTTCGCAGACGAAATCATGAAGCGATCCGGTGAAGCAGATGCCATGGGTACACCCAATGTATCCATGCTGTATTCGTCATTATCGATCAGTCGCCCATGGCGGTAGATACTTCAGCTATTGAAAATACTGCAACCAAGATTATTATGAACACGCCCGCAAAGGATGCGTGCGAAGAACTGGGCAGTGCTCTATCTTTGAATGAAGAGCAGACTGCAGAGCTTTCGCGCTTGAATGTTGGTGTTGCAGCTGTTTTTCAAAAGGGATGGCTTGCGCCTGTCCTGATGAAAGTTGATATGTGGGATGATCGATATGAAACCAACCTGGAGTTGACTGATCCTGCAGACCTGCGCTCTGTAAAGGGAAGTTTGTTGATTGCCCTTTACGAGCAAAAAGCAGCCAACAGATTTTCCCCGATGAAGCTACGGTCGATTACGCGTGCTTCATCACTGCCTGTAGATAAAAAACGTGAACTTGATGATATCATCCTGTCTTATAATGATAGATTCACTGCTGGTATCCCGTTTGACAAAAAACATTTTGGAAATTTACTTCTTGAGATGATCGGCTGTGAGCAGCTTTTTGCTGTAATTCCTTTGGACGGAATACCAACATACAAGGAATTCATGGAATACGACGCAGGAACGAAAGAATTTTCCAGATTGATGGAAAACTACGAAACAGGCTCATTTGCATGGCTTGAAAAGTTTATGTCTGCGCTCTCTTTCTATGTAACACTTTCCGATGAGGCTGTGATTGCAGAAACTGTAGTAGATTTGCTGTATGTTTGCGGATCAGGTGGCAATATTTCAGATCCAGCAAAAACCAAATTACCGATGCTTTGTAGAATGGTATATCGCAAGTTGGGTCTATCGCTCAAATAATGAGGAGGTAAACTTATGTCTATTGGAAATTTCAGTGAGAGCCGGGAAGGTAGCGACAATAATGAATCCCGCATGGAAAATTCTGAAAAGAAAAACGAGCAAAAAACTGAATCTTCCGAACAGCGTAATGAAAATGTGGATTCCAAAATGGATGAACATGAGTCCAAGCAGGAAAAACAATCGGATAACAAAGAATCCAAAAAAGATAGTTCAGAAGAAAGTGAGAAACAAGGCGTATGGGATAAGTTAAAATCTTTCTTTAAGAAAGATGGAGGCGAAGATCGTGGCGAGAAAAGTGATGACGGCAAGGAAGATTCTGCAGATAAATCCGATCCAGTAAAGAGCTTTAAGGATAGAATGAAGGAGGGTGCGCCTTCGATGGAACAGCAGGCTGCAGATGCAAAGAAAATGGAAGGCCGCGATGAGTATCTGAGAGATCGTGAGATGTCTGATCGCGCAAATGAACAGAATCCCAACAGGAAATCCTGGGAAATGTCCTCCGAGCAGAAGGCAGCTTTTGATCAGGGCACAAAGGAAGTTTTGGATAAATACCGTAGCCAGAATTAACAATATTATAGTGAAGAAGGTGGGCATTTGTCTAGTCTTGTCGAATTGCAGTATGACCCGTATGTTCCTAGGCTGAAAATCTTACTGAATGGAAAGCAACCGCCGGACTTCAGTCAGCTGGTACAGTTTACTGATGAAGATATATGGCTTTGGAGCCAACTAATCCTGGATGCTATCTACGCTGAAATTCGTGACGATTTTTACCTGGAATTTTCTGGAACTGCTGTTGATGCGGAAATATTGCGCTACGAATGTAACAAGCATCCGCACTGCCTGGCATTTAAAGAAACCGCATTTACTATTGACGAACCATTGCAAAAGCGTTTGGGACGGCTAAACCAATTCATAAAGAAGCGCGGCATCATTGATTATTATAAAACGATTATTGATGCAACATTTATTCTTCCGCAGAATTTGCAGCACCTTATTGAAGATATCACAAGTATTGATATAGGAAATCTGTTCTGTGCGGTTCGAATTGAAACATCAAAGGGTAATAACATTGCTTTTGATGATGGAGAGAGTAGCTACTTATATTCATTAGCAGATAACTTTGCTAGTGCGTTAAAGCCATTTGGTCGCATTATCCATAAAAATATTGCATTTGCAATTTGCGTTGGTCAGCAGGAGCGGTTTTGTGGAATTCAGGATAATGTGATTTTATGGGAGACCACAGAGGATGGATACCTGATGAAAACACATCATCCAAACAGTCAAGTACAAGCAGCTCCAGCACAACGCGTCTTTATGACAAAGTGTATGAGGATGGTTCTCGCAGAGTAGATAATCTAAGT